CCCCCAAGTGATTTCAAGTGCTATTCCGTGACCAAATCGCTGCAATCAAGGTCAATCAAAAGCTGCTTGACCTGTTCCTTGATTCTGACAGGCACATCTGCATATTCTTTCTTACCTTTGATGATAAGGGTTACATAGATAACCGCCATGCTGAACACATCCTTTCTGAATAAAAATAGAAGTAGCCTATACATTGGTGGATTGTTCGTCCAGAATCTTCTGAACTTCTGCCTTTATCTTTTCAGGAACATCATCAATTGTTTTAAGACCTTTCCTGATAAGGTCAGCATAAATTTTTGCCATGTTATACTGTCACCATCCCTTCATAGAGTTCAACCAAAGCAAGCTGTGCATCCGTCAGTTGAGCAGACAACGAAAGAATGTATTCATCTTTTGTATACTGCTTCATGTCGAATTCCCAACCAATGAATGGCTGTTCACCAACAGTTTCTTCAACTGCCTGAATGTTGGTGTGTACCCAAACACTTTGTTCATCAAGAACAACTGATTCAGGCTTCACAGTGCTTCTTTGCTTACCGTAATCAACCATTGTGTTTATGCCACCTTTCCTTTAATATTTTTGATATAATATTCATCCGAATATCCTTTGATGGGGTCAATGTACTTCGCCTTTAACCTGTAACTATCGCAATGAATTAACCAACCAAGATAAGAATTCACAGAACACCATTCTGAAAAGGTCATTTCTTTACCTTCCAGGCGTTTTCTGTTCAATGCGTTCATTTTCTTTTTGAATTGCTTGCATGTGGTTTTCCGCAGCAGCGTATAATTCAAAAATGTCCTGTAACCTATAAAATCAATACCCCTTGTGAAAGTGGGGAATACTTGCCAATTTTCTTTAATGGTCAGTTTTAATTTTGTTGTAAAGTATTCATCAATTTCTTTTCTTAACTGGTGCAAATATTCTTTTGATTCATGCAGTATGACAATATCATCCATGTAACGGTAATAATATTTCACATGCTTCACTTCTTTTATCCAATGGTCAAAAGCCGAAAGATAATAGTTACCGCTGTATTGTGAAAGATAATTACCAATCGGTATGCCTTTGTCACCTGGTGTTGAATCAATGATTTCATCCAACAGCCAAAGCAGGTCATTGTCTTTGAACAACCTTCTGTATTTGTCTTTCAGAATGTTGTGGTTGATAGATGGGTAATACTTCTTTGCATCCAATTTCAAGCAATACTGTGTACCCTGTACATCATTTCTGATTGCATCTTGAAGCCGATTAAGCACAAGGTGAATCCCTCTGCCAGGTATAGCAGAATAGGTGTCATTGGTCAGATTCCTTATCAGAATTGGTTCAATGATTTGCAATATTGCCCATTGACAAATACGGTCAGGAAAGTATGGTAACTTGTAAATTTCACGCTTCTTTAAACCATCATCTTTGATGAAGGTTTTATATTCGGAAGTGTGGTATGTTTTATTCACAAGCATCTGCTGCAACATGGTCAAATACTTTTCTTCATCAGCATCAACCATTTTTACTTCTTCATACCATCCTTTGCCCTTTTTAGCATTGTGGTGTGCAAGTTTCAGGTTTTCCATAGCATATATTTTTTCAAATAGGTTGCCAAATCGTTTCATGCCTGGACTTCCTTTGTATGCACAATCAAACCAAATCTTCATTTTGAAATTAACTTTTCAAAACTACCAATACAGTTTAATCATTCTTTTTATGTTTTGCCGAGTGGCAGGGCAAGCAGCTTCACATGATTTATATAAAACAGCACCCTATGTTTCAAGGGTGCTGTTTCGTGCATTTACTAAGTGACTGCTGATATTCCGATTACGATTAGAAGGGGTATTATTCACATTCAAATAGAAAGTACCTGCATTAGAAGAATTATTCCAATTACTGCCTATGATAGCAATTTACTTTCTTGTTTTGTGTTGTTCTTCCCCCTGTAAAGGGTCAGACTACTTGCCCATATTGTTAAATTTTCAAGTTTCGTTTAAGCAGCAGGTACATACACCAAGCGACCGCCGACAGTCCGACCACGAGTAGAAGGGGCATTAACCACATCCAAACAGAAAGCACCCGCAAGAGAAGAATAAGCCCAAGAACCGCCCAGGAAAGCAACTTTATAGCCATTTGTGGATGCTGACATATAGAAGTAATCACCAACAGGCAATGCACTGTCACCAAGTGTTTCAGCAGGTACAAACAACCAATCATATGCTTCGTTGTATGCCATAGCGGAAATGTAGCCTTCTTTTGTTGCCAGGGTAATTCCTGCATTGGCATATGGACTGGAATTTATACTTTCTGCAAAACCATTATCAGCCACATATAATTCATGAATATTGTTTGCAATATCGCAATTGATGTTCATGCCGTCTGTGAACTTCCAAATGTTGCCCCAAATATTTTCTTCGCCACGGTACGTGACAATATTTACACCATTGACATTTGTGACAGCACCTGATGCATTTCCAAGAAGGGTTGTTGCACCAGTAGGTTCAGCATAGTTGATACCATCTTCAAGCCAAGGCTTATTGACATTACCGTTGCCGATTTTTGTCTGACTGTTCATTGAAGCGTATTCAATAGTGAAAAGAAGCTGTGAACATGCGACAGTTGCAGCATACTGTTGTGACCATCCTGAACCACGGTTTTCAGCTAAGATTCCGCATTTTCTTCTTACCAAGTCTTGTGTATTACCTGAAATCGGTTTTGCATTGGCAATGGAAGAAAGTCTGTCACCAGTTGAAGTTGATGCGGTGAAGTCAGCAATTTGTTCATCATTTATAATATAAGCACCTGCACTTACATCAAACAATGTGCCTTCAAATGCTGAAAGGTAAATATATTCTTTTTCAACACCGTTTTTCACGAAAGCAGGATGAACCTTAAAACCTGATTTCTTTGTCATGCTGATGTAATATCTGCCTTTTCTCATTTTGAAGCCTTTGCCGATATAACCACATTGTGTTCTTGTCACCGTTGCAGTTACACCAGTGCTTCCACCGCTGAATGTTGCAGCAGTCTTTGCACCAGTTTTGTTGCATGTGAACACAGCACTTGAACCGCTTCCAGTAACAGTCCATCCTGTGAAGCTTGCTGCTCTGATTTTGGCTGCAACCAAAGCTGCTGTGTTATCAGTAGAAAGCACCGCAACATTAAAGGCAACACCATCAAGTGTAATTGTGATGTTTCCATCTGCTGTTGCACCTGCCGTCACTGCAATGGTTGTGATTTCAGCAGCTTCATTCTTTTCAATCTTCAAAGGTACAACCTTGTAATAGAATTTAGGCTGCTTGACCATTGCCTGAACCTTTTCACCAATCGCATATGTTTGACTACCAATGGTGATTGCCTGAATCAGCGCACCTGTTTCTGTATATCCTGCATCACCATACTTTGCAACTTCTTTTCCTGCATCTGTAAGGTTGCAGCGGTATCTGCCACCGAAAGCACCGATTGCATCAAAGTCTGTTCCAGGGTTTTTGCCATAAGCACCTGCAAGGCGTGTGAAAGTTCTGTTTGAAAAATCAATTTCAACACCATAAACATCATCTTCGGTGTATCCAATATAAGCCTGAATGTCAGCAATATCTGCATTGATTGCAATAACATCAGCCTGTGTTGCCACCGCAGCAGGGTTGATGGTTACAGTCACATTGGTTGCATTACCAACTGTGATTACAAGGTCAAAAAGGATACCGCTTGAAGTGATGCTGTTATAAGGGGGCATATAACCTGCCGTTGTAGCCCTTGCAACAGCATAGAGAATTTCACCTGCATCAGGGTCAATTGCATAAAGACCCACTGAATTTACAGTGTATCCTGTTGTAAGTAGTGTGTTGTTAAGCGCACCCTTGATATTCACAGAAGAACCATTGATTCTGCTTATGGTTGAGATATCACAGGATTGCTTGATGTTGGTCAGCGCAGTCAATGCTGCAAGTTGGTCTTGTGCATAGACCGTACTTGAAGTTTTGATGGATGTGAATTTGCAGGTTGCCTGATTAGCAATCAGCTTTGCCATCAAAGCCTGACCATTGGCTGTAATAACAAATGAACCGAATTCTGCCATTTTAATTCCTACCTTTCAAATTTAAGATTTTATGCTGATTATTTCAGTGTTTGAATAACTGTTTCCAATCACTGAATTAGTGCTGATAGACAAATGTTCATTAATATCATTTGTGATGAACTGTATTCCTGCATTGGTTATACCAATTGCAGAATTCAGTGTTCCGCTTGTCACACAGTCAAGGATGTTGGTTGATACCACAAGCATATTGCAGGGTATTACAGTCTTAAATAAATAAGCAAGGTCATCTTGCTGACCTTGCTTTTCAAGATGTGTAACCACATTAACTGTATAATTATCAAGTGTGATTTGAACATTGTCATTGCCCTGTAAAGCAATAATTTTTTGAAGAAATGAATTTTTGGTATAAGGAACAGTGTCATTCCATCTTGTCATTATTCTGTTTCGCCTTGTTTCCAAGGTGTCATCAGGCAATGGGTAAATGTCCATCAGCTTTTCAAATCTTGATATACCGTTTTCGGTGCAATACATGATGAATGTATTATCAAGAACCACCTGACCTTCATCACTGACCGCCTGAAATTCGGGATTTTCGGCGGTCATGATAGTTTGCAATTCTTGAAACTGTTGAAGGAAAAGTGGAAGGTATTCAAGAAGTTTTATTTCTCTGCTCATTGTGAAGTGATTGTTCCTTCAACAGGCACTTGGTAAGCAGTCAATTGTAAATTGCTTGCTGCACCATTTATTGATGTTCCCGACACATCAATAATGCCTTCAATGGCAAGAAGCCTGGTTTCAAGCTGTGCAATTCTGACTATAAGAATACTTTGGTTCGCCCAATCTTTCCGCAACTCAAGCATATAATCAGCAAGCTTTTGTGCAGCCTGTGCTGAAACCGTTGCCCATGTATACCCTGTATCAAAAGTGAATGTTGCAACAACATTGATTGTCACATTATCAACTGTATCAACTGTAACTGTGTGACCAATCGGTGCTATACCATAACCTTCACCTGTGGGTGTAGGGTCAATTTTGTTTTGAACTGTTTCAACTAAAGTTGAACTTGCTTTGCTGTAATCCGAATTAAGAATTGTCAGCTTCACAGTTCCACCGCCATTCCAAAGTGGTGTGACTTTCGTTGAACCAACACCTGAAATGGCATTTGTTTTGTCAAGATAGTCCTGAATGTTTCCACCATATCCCTTTTCATCAAATGAAGTGAAATACCGTTCTCTTAAAGAATCGGTGCTTTCTTCATCTTCGCCAGGAATAAGAACTTCTGTCAGCTTTGATGTTTCAAGACCTTCAATGTAATCAATAGGAATCAAGTCACCCATGTTCTGATTGCCAACAATTCCTTCTGTTTCACATTTGACTTTGTAAACACCTGCTGAAATCAATTCTGTGACAACGTAGTTCAATTGGTTAAGACTGAACCTTGCGTTCAGCATATTAAGTGTTGTCGGTGTGAATTCGCCCTTCAAAATAGCATTTGTTGCAGGTTCAGGTTCAAGCCCTCTTTCTTTTGCCCTTCTGATAAGATATTCCCTGGATGCAGTGTCACCAAAGGATTCATTCAGAATCATGTCAAATTGAATATAGGCAATTGCAAGTTCAACCGCAGCAGGGGAAAGAGCATCATAGATGACTGACCCTTCACGCTTATCAAATGTGTCAGGAACTTTGTCAAGCATTCTTTGCAAGATGACTTCATATGTCATAGCTTCATACATTAAAAATTCACCACCTTTTCAATTTGAACTTCGCCATAAATGGTTGATGCTATGAATTTACAATTTATTTTTCCTTTGGACACTTCAAAAGAAAAATTATCAACACTGGTGATTCTTTCATCCCAGGTCAACGCTTCTGTTATTCGCCGTTTTAATTCAGGCAACACATAACTTACTGGTTCACCGTATAGGTCAATAAGTTCAATTCCATAATTCCATGAATAAATCATGTATTGGTATCTTTCAGTGTTCAGTATGCAGTAAATAGCCTGAATCATTGCTTCTTGTTCATCTGTGTATCCAACAATTTTTTCATTTGTCAGATGCATTTTGTATGTGTAGCTTGGTTGTTCTTCAATCACAAAATCTTTTTCCAGGAAGCCAGTTGTTGAAGGAATCATGTGACCACCCTATCCAATACAACATATTTCTGACCGCCTTGCATTCGTAAAAGAAGAACTTCATCACCGACAACCAAGCTATTGTGAACGGTGATTTCCTTC